ATCCCCCTGCCTCTCCAAAAGAAGAATACAGGGGTACAATGCAACACCGATTTTCAGAATCGGCACTGCAAAGATATGACTTTTATTTCAAAGGACAAAGAAAAACCGGGCGCACTTCACAGCGAACCCGGCTCAGAACAATAGTTCTACTCTATTACTAACACCTAATCATTTCTTTTTCCGTTTCTTTAATTCTATATATTCCGAATACACTATTTTGGTATGGGGATTGCTACTTACAATTTCTTGCCTAATAGCCTTTGTTCCCCATCGGAAAAACAACCATTGCTTAGGCACTCTATGCACTACTTGAAATAGGGTATCTACAGATTGTATGCGTAAATCCAGTTTCTTATCGAGCATGATTAAGCCATCAACATTTATCCACGGGTCTTTCCATCGTATCGCTTGGACTTTAAGATAGGATGTATCACGGTATATAATACTATCCTTAACTATGGTTTGTACCTCCACCTCCGTTTTTGTCGCAGTCGTGGAAGCCGCTTGCAACCTCTTTACTTTCAGGTCAAGTTCCTTAACGGTATTCGTCAAGTCAGCACAATGCTTTTCCACCTCAGACTTGGATAAAGTCAATGCCTGTACAGAGGCAGCGGATTTCCCGGATTCTGTTTGGTAAAATTCGACTTTCTCCAACAAGGCGGTTTGGTTGCCATCCAACCTTTCCTTTTCTGATTTCAACTTGGAACAATAAGCCCATAGCCCAAAGGTAGCCGCCATCAAAAGCCCACAGAGGGCGATTAATATCAAAAACGCTTTATTTCTCATATTCTTTGATGTATTGGATTATACCCTCTACGTGGGTGTTCACAATGTTTTGTTTCCCCTCCATAGATGTAAGGTAAGCAATATCCTCCTTGTTATCCATGAAGAAATTTTCCGTCAGCACTGCCGGACATTTCGTCTTGGAAAGGATGTAGAAATTTTCCTCCCAATCCGGGTCGCCATCCGAATAGTCACGCCTAATCTTTTGCCCGGTAATAAAGCAAGCGGCAGCATCATACATTCGGTTTGCCAGTTCGTCAGCTTTCGTTTTGCCCTTAGTAGTATAGGCAGACCACCCACGGGCATTCATCCATTCGCCACTCCCGGCAGCATTGCAGTGGATGGAAACAAGCAACACGTTATTAGCCCCATATCTGGCGCAAACCTCGTTCACACGCCTTGCACGTTCAGCCAAAGGCACGTCCAAGCTCTCCTTAACAATGCGTTCCGCTACATAGCCACGTTTAGCCAGTTCACGCACGACTTCATCCGCAATTTCTCTCGTATAGGCATATTCTCTGAAAGTTCCATCCGGGCTGCGTTTACCCGGTGTATTTTCTCCATGCCCATTGTCTATAAGTATCTTCATTCTTGATTCAATTTATGGTAAAAATCTATTTTTATACGGTCATAAACCGTCTGTACATTGGTATAAGTCCTGCCGTTATTCACGCTTTCAGCATATACCTCACTCAATACGCATTGCTCCACCCACTCAATCCATTCGGGGGACGTGTAGCTGGATAAGCGTTTGCCCCGATAGGTATAGTAGTCAAACCTGCTATTCCTATCTTCGTGCAAGTTCATTATCAATGTGTGTATCTTAGCCTTTGTAGCTTCATGGTCGGCTATGTGGTTTTCCTCTCTCACTTTCCGAATAATCCGGCACACCCTTTCTATAGCAAGGTCAAAGTATATACCCGAAGTATTCTTTATCCTTAGCTGCGTTTCCGGGCGCAACCCCTCCGCAATATCCGTAAGCATATCATTCTGATTCTTGGTTTCCGTCAGAAGTTCGGCTACCATAGACTGATTGCCTTTAATCATGCCGTTAATGATAGACTTGAACCACTTGAAACAAGCTATCATAAGTGCAGCCGCCAAACAGAGGAACACAGCGCACACTATCACCATAAAGCCAAAATCGCTTATGCCTTGTGCCACTTTTAAACTTTCTTCCATCATCGGTTTTTCTTATACTTGTTTCGCTTGTAATACTCAAAGTTATCTCTATCCTCCTGCGTGATTGGAGTATTCGGTGGAAAGAACTTAAACCCATACATCGTTCCATAGCGTACCACTTTGATAACGGCACGAAACGGATATTTGCGCTTCGGGTCTAAAACAACATCTTTCAACTTCTTGCTGTCAGTATAGAAAGCGGATGCACCGATACCTTCGCCATAGGCGATAAGTGTTCTCGTTCCGTTCTCTGTCTGTCTTTCCTTACACCCCGTAAACACCGTGACCTCATTAATCACGGCATCTACTGAGGTATATTCACAATCGAAAATATCTTCATTCAAGGATTCAGTTTCCTCAAAGTCCACTACTTCGTTCATAAGTCCATCGGTATGTTATAGGTTTCACAATCGGCATCTACCATTTCACGAATAGCCAAACGGTCTTTCAAAAAGTCCTCATAGGGGGCTTTCGCACTTTCGGCAAGCAAGCCCAGCATGGCAGACTGATATTCGTTTACCAGCTTACTTTCTGTCTTAGCCGGGTATTTTGCAGTAAGCAACGTACTGAAAATATTATCAGCCGTCTTAGGATATTCCACCCTCACGCTGTCATATTGGAACATCGTGCCAGTGGCACGTTCCACATCAGTCGTAATCTCAATGCTACCCTCTTTGTCGGCAATAACCTTAACCTCTTTGATATTATGGTTATAAAGGAACGTTCCCTGCCCGTTATTAAGAGAGTCTATCACTTCCGGCTTAGTCTTAGCCAGCAACCCTGTAGTCAAAACATTTGCTTCCATCGTTCAAACAATTATTAAAAATGAATTTACTGTGTTCCTCCGAGCATCTGATTATCCAGCCATATTCAGACGGGAAGAGGTGTTTAATATCCGTTTCATCTTTGATTTCGTATTTATTGATGGTGCGGTGGAATTTCTTATAAAACCTTTTCAGAATACCGCTTCTTAGCAATATGCCGTAATGGTTTTGTTTGAATCCCACATAATCAATGCTACGAGCATCAACCGGGAATATCTGCCAGTTGCTTTTAATCTCTACTTTCAATTCGCCACCCAAGTAAAGCCCCATCATGTCGAGTACGAAATGCAGTGCCTCTTTGTCAGCGCATAGTATCACCATATCATCCATATAGCGATAGTAGTAGATTTTCACTCCAAAACGCTTCATCACTATCTTAGCCAGTTCCTCTTTAACCCAATGGTCGAAGTATGCCAAATAGAGATTAGCAAAATATTGGCTTGTGAAATTGCCTATTGGCAGCCCTTTGTCTTTACCGTTACTATCTATTATCTTATCCAACAGCCTTAGCAGTTGTTCGTCCGCTATGGTGTAGCGGATTATCTTTTTCAATGCTACGTGGTCTATGTTATCATAGAACTTCTTGATGTCAATCTTCAAACAGAATCGTGTACCCATTCTGTCTATGATTAAAGCCGTATGCACATCCTCCATACATTTATGAATACCACGCCCTTTGATACAAGCGTATGTGTTCGCAATGAAGAAGTTAGTCCAGTAACGCCCCAACACATTAATAATGCAATGGTGTACTATCCTGTCCGGGAAGAACGGGGCAATCATAATCACCCTTTCTTTCGGCTCATATATAACCTTAATCCGATACTCTCCGGGGGTATAAGTTTCATTGCGCAAGTCCCAGTACAAGCCATCCAAATTCTCCAAAATATTCTCGTTGAACTTGGTTATTTCGGTACGCTCTCCTTTGCCTTGCTGTGCCTTATATTGCGCCCGTATGAGGTTGGAGCATTCATATATCAGGTGATAGACATTCTTAATCTTCTTAGCTTGGGAAATGAATATCTTTCCTGTATCACCGACATATAAACCGCAATCCTCAAAATCCGAGTATTGATAAAAGCAGGTATCAGCCGTATAACATAACCCGTATTCAGTCTTTACTACACCCATTTGTGCCGTTGTTCTAAAACAGAGCTTTCAATTACTTACTTGCACCGTCCTAATCCATATTATTTTACCAACTATCAGACGTGCCGATAGTCCCTGTGAGGTAAGGGCGTGGCAGCAACAGTTATAAGTTGAAACCACGGTAAAAGCGGAACCCAATGTTCGCATTCGCATTCGAGGAACGATTATTCGCATTCAGATAACCGAAACCCGCATTCGCACCATTATTCGCATTCGCAGACAAAAGGGCACCAGCCGCCACAACCCTGTTATGTTTTTATTTTTTCAATCCAACGCCATTTTCGTTGCTCCGTTCACCGAGTTTTGCAGTCCGTCAAAAACGGCACAAGCGGAACCCGACGTACGCATTCGCACTCGAGGAACGATAAGTCGCAAGCAGACAACCGAAACCCGCAAACGCACCAGTATGCGCATACGCAGACAAAAGGGCACCATACCAGCCAGCAGTAAAGCTGGAATCATCAGCAGGCGTATAGTAATAATCACAATAGCCCTTATTACTTGCACCTCCTACCTTTTCGGCAAAGGAATAGCCCTTAGCGGAATGAGCCATAGAAAGTACATATCCGTCAGTTCTTGGGAACTCCGTAATAGCTTCATATCCGGCAGGCACGGTAGTTGCACTGTCTGAATGAGAGGTGAATTTGGTCGGGTCTTCACATACATAGGCAATAGAAACATCAGCCTTATGCCAAACCAACACATCATCAGCAAGCAGCCACAAATATTCAAAAGGAGTCTCCAAACCACGGTAAGAGGTTACTTGTACCACCTTATCGCCACCAGTCCATCCCTTGATAGTGTAGGACACCTTACCCGTGTTGTTTCCAAGCGTTGCAGTAACACCACAAGGTACAAACGGTTTATAGCCGCCCCATGTATTCCATTCCGTACCATTTACAGCACATCCACTACCCAAACCGCCTTGATGGAATCCGTCAGCGGTCAGTGTTTCGGTGTAAGTGTCTTGACAATGCAAAGAAGCATATTCCACACGTTGCAACCAAGCAATTTCATTGTACACCCTGTACGCTCCGTGGTGTGTACCGTTCTTGCAGAAAGGACGAACACCAGCCTTTGAAATGGAAGTACGGGGCATACCCAACATGGAATTGTAAGTACCATCCTTAGCGGCATCACCAGCACCCGAACCACCTCTGAATTGTGCCGCATTCGCTTTGAGAATAACAAAGCCGTCCGAATCCCTTGCAATCTCATCGCCATTCCAAGTGAGCCAACAGCCCGAAACGGCTATAGAATTGGTAATATCCACCGTTGCATACCACGGGCTTACCGTCTTTCGTTCCATCTTGATAAAGCCGGGCAACGGATATTCGGAATAGGCACGAATCCATTTCGTCCCCTCTATCTCCAATTTGAAGTAATATTCCGGCTTTTCAAGCATTACATTACCGTCCGTGCTGTCAATCACAGCCGTTGCACCCGAATCCTTTTTACGGCTGTCATTTTGGTTAAGGTAATACTTAACCGAACCGTCCGGGTTTTCCACAAAGCGTTTCAGTTTCGCTTGAATAGGTAATGTACGGTGCAAATCCAAATTGCCCACACGCTTTAGCTTGTAGTCCTGTGAATTGAAATCACCTTGCACCCCATACCATTGGTCGTAAGGATATTGCGGTTTCGTGTTTCCGCTTCCTAATAATAATCCCATAGCTATAAGTTATTTAATAGTTTCACCAGCACCCCAATACACATCATATACCGAAAGGTCGATACCGTTTGGGGATATTACGGTTATCGCTCCGGGCGTCCAATCCCCGATAGGTACGGGGAACATTCCAAAATCCTTATCACAAATGAGCTTGCATTTAAGCAGCGTGCTTGTTTCCATCGTAACCTCTTTAGGTCGTACAAAGACGGTAAACGGAGCACCACCCAAAGCAAAACCATTGGAAAGGTCTGTAACCTTACCTTTGGAAAGAATCCGTAGGCTGTACATCGTTGTTTCCATAATTCACTGAGTAAATCAAGTTTATTTAACTGCAAATATAATCATAAATGTGTTTAATGAACACATTTATAGATACAATTAAAGTGTATCATCATATAACGAGGCATAACGTGCTTCAAGTTCATTGATTTTATCTCTTAACAACTGCCTTTCATTATGCAATGCCTTTATCTCATACGGCATTTCAGAACCCATTAGGGCGGCTTCGTAGCATTTGATTACCTTATAATCGCTACTTGCCAATACCTCCTTTGAGCGTTCAATCTCATGTGCCACCTTTTGAAAGTCGGGGACTTCTATGTATCTGAATGAAATCCTATCCCCGGCATCGTATGGTACAATGCGCACAACATAGCCCTCTTTATCTGAGTTTTGTTTACTTTCATCTATTGCATCCACCGGCTTGTATATGGTTGGCAGTTCAGCCACCTGTTCAATAACCGATACCATACGTGTTGTTATTTCCCCCGTTTTCTCATTTCTGATTTTTTGAGGGATGGGAGCTATTTCTATACATTGTAGGCAATCGCCATCCATATATCCGTATAATACTCTTTCTTCCATATTTTTAGTATTTCCATCTACTTACTAACCATGCTTGTTTTTTAACTCCATCTACATATCCTACGGTATATACAAACATACCACCTTGACCCTCTCCAAAATCGTAGTAGTCATTTACAGAAGTATCATCATAGATTAGGTAGCCGCTTCTTGGTCTGAATCTCATATAGCCTCTCCACCACTGCTTTACAAATATAACCTGTCCCTCTTTAGGAGAAGCCGGAAGATACACTACTGATGCGGCAGACGTGTACCCTATAACCACGGTATCTTCTCTATTCAAATACCATGTGTTATTCGACGTTCCTGTAATACACTTTCGACCAAAAATCAAGCCTCCGGCAAATAAATCATAGAAGAAACCGCCAAAGGCTGGTGCAGTCCCCGAATTGGAAGCCCTACCATAAACGCCTGCCACGATTGTATCTACTACATTTACAGCCCATGTACTTGCCGGAACATTAGCGAACCCAAGCCCAACAATAGCCCCACGGTGTGTATATCCGCTACTTGCTGGCATACCATCCGTACCTGCCATATTTGAGAATATTCCCGTTGGGGACATATAGGAAACCGCATTAGAATAAGACGGTGCATTTTTAGCCCTTGTTTCAAAAATTCCACGGTTAGCGTCTATTGTCATTTTTGCACCAAAATCAACAAGCGCATAATCACCACCACCACTTGAAGATTCAATATAAATACGAGCCATTGAAGCATCCAACTCTATCTTATTGCCATCATCCATAGTGGAAACAATCTTACCACCCTTAGTAAACCAATCTCCAATATTTGCCCCCTCAGCCAATAATAAGTTTGTGGCAATAGTTTCAAATTGCGCTCCAAAAGTATTCCATTTACCTGTATTAGTCGGTACGAACCCAGTGAAAGTTCCAGCATCTATACGGGCTATATAGTATTGATTGTTGTATTTTACAGCATCCAACCGCTTGCTATTCCCGTAATAAGTCTTGGATGAATCATAAATACCCCTGTAAACAAGTACGGGGCTATCTCCTTTCTCCCCCTTATCACCCGGCTTTCCATCTTCACCTTTATCTCCTTTACTTCCCGTCACACAGATTGCAGCCGTAGTATCACTCGTTCCGTTCGTATAGGTGATAACCGAACGTGTCCATATATACCATTTGTCTTTCCATGTTGGGCGTGTCGTACTCCATGAGCCATTAAGTAATGAGGTTGCCGAACTGGATAGGTAGTATTGTTCAATGATAGAACTTACGCCAACACCGCTATTACCTGTAGAGCCTTTGCCGCCTGTGATACAAACCGCCTTAGTGTAGGTAGTCGTATTGTCGGAATAAGAAACTTTCGTCCTACTCCAAATATACCGCCCATCTATCCATGTCGGGGCGGTTGTTTGCCAACCCGTAGTAGGCGCAACGGAATTTGACGTGCTTTGTGCATATTCCACATCTGCCAATGTCACACTAACACCCGGCTTTCCATCTTCACCT